AGATTTACCTTTGCTATCTCAAGAAGAGATGAATAGAAGAGGGCTATTTTACGATGAAAGTTCTGGGACCTATAAACGCAGGGGTCAGGGAAATCTCTCAGTAAGTATTCCTGGCCAACCTCAAAAAACCTTTGCTGAAGATCCAGCTCAGTACATTAGAGTGTCTGAAGACGAGTTGAGTGGTCAGTCTGTAGATCCATATACAGAAACCGTTATAGGTGTGGGGGAAAATATTCCTACTGATATTTATACACGAGGACCAGGATATAGTAGATATAGAGATCCAGATGAGCCATTTTATCCGTACGTTAGAGGAGGCGACAATATCACCCCTCTTGCTAGTAGATTCGATACCCAAGCTGACTATGATGAATCGAGCATTAATTTAGATAATTATCGAAACTTAGCTAATTATTTAGATCAAATGATACAGATGCCTGAGACAATTGGAAAGGGAGGTTATTATGTAGACGACCAAGGTAATTTACAGGAATCTTATACAAATTTAGTTGGAGATGAAGTCAATTATGCCAGAGATAGAGGGGTAGACATGGCCACAGATGCAAAGCAAAAAGCTATAAATCAAATGTTGGGTATTCATCTAAAGGGAAAAATTGGTAAGGTTCTCCCTTACCCCATATATAGCGACAAGGATCTGTACTATTCTGGTTATGATGACTCAAATATGGCACTTGGTGGAGGTCAAGTCAGTCTTGATTATGGTGGAGACGTAACAGATATAGTACGAGGTTTAAAGGAAACTAGAGACGAATCTCAATATAATGTAGATGTAAGAAATCCTGCAGAAATGAAGAGAGTAATGGATCGAGACGTAAGTGAACAAGCAAGAAAAAAAACAGCCTATGAAACTCAAGACGAGGGGTGGTGGTTAGGTAAACTTTTAGGTAGAAATAACCCCAATGCTGGCATTAAATTAAAGGATAATAGATACTATGAAAAGGGTGATAGAGGATACTATGAGGATTAAAAATGATATATAAAACTTTACAAGAGCTTAGATTACTTCCAAGTGAAAAGAGTGAATTTAAAAACATGAAGCTTCGGTTCAGTGATAAAAGAAGACAAACTCTTACTGGGATTGCACAACAACAAGAGTACGCAACTACTCTAAGTTCTATAAATAAAAAGAAAGATTTACTATTAACATAAGGAATTAAAATGGCAAATATTAATCCTAAACGAGATCCAGATAGATTTACAATTCCTGAAAAATTAGATTATTATAATAATAAGAAGATTGAAAATCAAGCTATTATAACAAAAATAAATAGCTATTCTCGAGAACTTGTAGATCCTCATAGCATTAAACATCTTCAAGATTTATTAAATAAACATGTAATTGGGTATAGAGGAGATCAGACTGAATATTTAGAATTAGACGGAATTCTTGGAAACGAGACGTTGAAATATTTAAAAGAGTATCAAGCTCTGCGTAGAGTTTATGGCATGAAAGCTGCAGGCTCTGATTTTACTTTAAATAAAAAAATATATGATGTTCGTAATCATCCTAATAGGGAAGCAGTTATAGATAGTATTTATCAACATAATAAAGATATGTATGATGGAAATATCCATTGGGGAGATTATAAATATATGGAAGAATATCAAAAATATCTAAAATAGTGGCAAACATAAATCTACATGATGTTTCAAAAGCAGAGGAAGATTTAAGGTTAGCTAATAAAGACTTAATAGCTTTTGGTAAATTATTTTTACCTGATGATTTTATGAGGTCAGAAACTCCATTTTTTCATTATGAAGTAGCTGATACTTTAATGAATGGAGAAGAACGACAAGTTGCAATTATTTTACCCAGAGGGCATGGTAAAACAGTTTTAACTAAATGCAATATAATGCATGATTTTTGTTTTACAGATGAGCCTTTATTTTATGGTTGGGTTGCTGCTAGTTCTAAAATATCAGTACCTAATCTAGATTATATAAAGTATCATATTGAGTATAACGAGAAGATAAGGTATTATTTTGGGGATTTAAAAGGAAAAAAATGGACAGAAGATGATATTGAACTTAAAAATGGCACTAAACTTATTTCTAAGTCTAATCTTTCTGGTATTCGTGGTGGTGCCAAGCTACATAAGCGTTACGATCTTATTGTACTTGATGACTTTGAAGATGAAAATAACACGATCACACCTGAATCACGCTCCAAAATCAGTAATCTTGTCACAGCAGTTGTTTTCCCTGCACTTGAACCAAAGACAGGAAGATTGAGAATTAATGGAACACCTGTACATTATGATTCTTTTATTCAAAGGATATTAGTTGGATACGAGCATGCTAAGAAAGAAGATTCGCCCTATAGTTGGAAAGTGATTACATATAAAGCTATACAAGATGATGGTACTCCTTTATGGCCTTCATGGTTTGGTCATAAAGAGATGACAAGAAAAAAGAAATTTTATCAAGATAGTGGTACTCCTCAAAAATTTTATCAAGAGTATATGATGGAAGTTCAAAGTGAGGAGGACTCTATTTTTACAAGAGATCATATTAAATATTGGGATGGAACATTTACAAAAGATGAAGAAACTGGAATTACATATATTATACCACATAATGAAGATGCTAAGCCGTGTAGTATATATATCGGCGTGGATCCCGCTACTGATTCAGCTAGGCGTAATTCGGATTTCTCTGTTATTATCGCTGTTGCAGTAACGCCTGATAATAATATATATGTTTTAGATTATATAAGAGATAGAACTTTACCTGTTTTAGGAATACCTGGGACAGAAAAAATTGGAATTGTAGACCATATATTTAGATATGCAAAATTTTATAACCCTAAGCTTTTTACAATAGAGGATACTACAATGAGTAAACCTATATTCCAAGCTTTAAGGGCAGAAATGAGAAGAAGGAATGAATTCATCATTCCATTTAAAGAAGAGAAACCTGGAAACAGAATGAGCAAAAGAGATAGGATCCAAGAGATTATGGCTCAAAGATTTGCTGTTGGTCAGGTTCATATAAAAAAAACACAGTACGATTTACATAGAGAAATAATGACATTTGGGCCTAGAATGGCTCATGATGATACAATAGATGCATTGGCATATGCATGTAAGTATGCACATCCTCCTCAGGGGTTATCTGAGAATAGGGATGGTTGGTATAAAAAGAAACGTGAAGCAAAACATTGGATAACAGCTTAGGAGAATTATGAAAGACGATTCAAATATGTTTCAAGAGCTAAGGAAATAAATGTTTAGTGCAGAAGAAAAAAAAGAAAACGTAATGAGAGAACAAATTCCACAAGATTTATTAATAGATCTTGTTAAAGCAGGAGATCAAAATTTAGTTGATATTCTTTTTGAACAAAATTATAGTCTTGATACTGAGCTTGCACGTGAAGATTCGTGGATAACTTATGCTGATACTGCTCCAGGGCTAGTTAAAGGGACTTTAAGAGAAGATAAATGGGATACTCCACTAGATGAAATGTCTGCATATTCAGGATCATTTGGTGATGAGCAACTAGAGATGGATTCTCAATGGGCTGTTGGTAATCTTATTGATATGCTTGAAGATGAAAAAATTAGGGCTTTTATAGAGCCATATGAGGAGAAAGGATATGGTTACTATACAATTCTTGAAGAAGACGAAGGAATACCTGATTATCATTCGGCAGTTGTTTATGGAATAAGTGAAGAGCTGGCAGAAGAAGGCTATGAAGGAGATATGAATATTCGCAAAGGAAGTTTAAAAAATCAAGAATACGGGGAAGATGTAAATCTGACAGAGCATCATTTAAATACATTAGTTCATGAATTAATATTACATGGAACGGGTGGTTCTCATGTTAAATATGGAGGAACTTGGCAAGGATACGCACCTGAATATGATTATTTATCACGTAGATATATCGAGGAATTAGAAGGTAATCCAATATTACAAAAAATGAGAGACCAATTGAAGGGAATGATTTAAGTATGGATACAACTAGACGAAAGGATTAAGGAGAAATATGCCACGATTTGGAAATAAATCAAAAGCGAATTTAAAAACTTGTGATAAAAGATTACAAAAGATTTTTAATGAAGTTATAAAATATGTAGATTGTTCTGTATTGGAGGGACATAGAGATGAATACAGACAAAATAAGTTATTTGAAGAAGGTAAAACAAAAGTTAAATTCCCTATGGGGAGGCATAATAGTAGTCCTAGTCGCGCTGTGGACGTCACGCCTTATCCAGTGGACTGGGATGATAGAGAGCGACAAACTCTTTTTGCTGGTTTTGTGCTTGGGATTGCTAATAGCATGGATATCAAGTTAAGATGGGGCGGTGATTGGGATATGGATTTTCAGGTGATGGACAATAGATTCGATGATTTTCCTCATTTCGAGATAAGATAATGACTTTAATAACAGAGACTCCTAATAAAAATTGGAGAACTAGAGAAGCAGGATTTGATGAGTGGATAAAGGATAATCATCCTAATTATAATTATACTGGTACTTATGATTTAAATTTACATGAATTTCCTATGATTCAAGATTTTATAAAAGAAGGTGATGTTTCAAATATATTTACTAGTTATTATAGTGGAGAAGGTGGGGAAAATAGTCCTCCTTTTGAATTATTCCCCACTATGTATAAGGGGAAATGGAGAGATCCTGAAGACAGGAGACACTTTGGAATTTATGAAACTAAGGATGAACTAAATAGAGCTGATAATATTATTCATGAATGGTTTGGAGAGTTAGATAGACAGCAAAGAAAGTCTGTACCATTGGAAAAAACTTTGATAGAAGATATGAATAAAATAAAATGATAGGAATAATTATATGAATTATGGAAAAAAAAGATATCCTACGGATCCAGAAGGTAACATAGTTGAATTTAAAAAAGGTGGAAGTGAAGAGGATTGGGTAAGATTTGCTTTAATTGGACGAGGGATTCCTAAGGATAAGATTGATATATTGTCTCATGAAGATAGATTAAGATTATTATCATTTAGAATGGGGATAGAAATGAAAACTCACCAAGAAAAAATTGATAAAATAAAGCATGAAGAGCGTTTAGGTGAGCAAAAAAAAATAATAGATTGGATGAAAGAAGAATAAAATGACTTTGATAGCTGGAATACTGGCGTTAATTTTAATGGTTTCATTCTTATTATATAATATAGACAGATGATATGCCAAATAAAAAAGCAAAACAAAGAAAACAAGACAAGAAGAGAAGACGAGAAGCTATAAAAGCTTACAAAAGAATTAAGAAAGGAAGAAAAAATAATGGCTAAAAAGAAAAGAGCTGATGAAATAAGGCAATTATATGATCTAGCAAATAGTTGGACTAGAAAGCAATGGGAATCTGTCAACCAAAAAGGTTATGAATTTGCTCACGATGAACAACTTAATGTTGAGGAGAAGCAATCTTTAGAGGAACAAGGAATGCCTACTTTTACAGTGAATAGAATTCTACCTGTAGTTGAAATGCTGAATTTTTATGCTACGGCAAACAATCCTAGATGGCAAGCTGTAGGTGTTGAAGGCTCTGACACAGATGTAGCAACTGTTATCTCAGATTTAGCTGCATATGTTTGGGATGGTTCCAATGGGTCGACTCTATATAATAATGCTATTAATGATTGTGTTACTAAAAGTATTGGCTATATGTTAGTAACGGTTGATAGAGATGCAGATAATGGTATGGGAGAAGTTGCATTACAACAACCCGAACCTTTTGATTTATATGTAGACCCTAAGTCTAGGGATATGCTATTTAAGGATGCTGCTTATATAATGATAAGAAAAGTTCTTCCTAAAAATCATTTGATAAGGATATTTCCCGATCATAAAAGAAAGATAGCTAATAGTAATAGTAATGAACAGCAACAAAGAACTTATTCTCAAAGACCTTTAGGGGATGATGATCAAGCTTTATTTGCTTATAATGATAGCAATGAACAAATTGGAATGGGAATAACTTCTAAAGGTGAGCAAGATCAATTAGTTGAATTCTTTGAAGTCTACGAAAAAATTAAAGTATCAAATATAAATCTATTCTATAGAATTCCACCAGATCCTAAACAATTGGAAGAAATTTCAAATCAATGCCAAGTTATGGTAAAGGAAGCTGAGCAGGAAATGCAAGTTCAATTGATGGAACAACAAAATGAAATGCAAGAAGCTGTTCAAAAGGGAGACATGCTCCCAGAAAGAATGCAATTAGAATTAGAAAAAGCTCAAAAAATGGCTCAGCAACAACTTCAATCATATCAACAAGAATGTATGAGTAAGTTGCAAACTGAAGCATCAAAGATTGAAAATCAAATTATATCTGAAAAAGAATACAATATAATACTTAAAAATGAAGAGATTGCTAAGAATATTGTAGATAGTGTTCAATTTTATACAATAAGATTAAAACAAACATGTGTAGCTGGAGATAAAGTTTTATATGAAAGTATTTTACCAGAAAGTGTCAAAGATTATCCAGTAGTTCCTTTTCACTTTAAATGGACAGGAACACCTTTTCCTATGAGCGCTGTAGCTCCTTTAATAGGTAAACAGCAAGAAATTAACAAATCTCATCAAATAATGGTTCACAATGCATCACTAGGAAGCAGTCTAAGATGGCTATATGAAGAAGGTGGTATTGATGAAGAGTTGTGGGAAAAATATTCTTCTAGTCCAGGAGCTTTACTTCCTATTAGACCTGGAATAACTCCTCCTACACCTATTCAACCTATGCCTTTGTCTAATGCTTTTTTCAGTATAGTTCAACAAGGTAAACAGGATATGGAATATTTAGCAGGAATATATAGTTCTATGATGGGAGATACATCTAGTGGATCAGAGACTTATAGAGGCATGTTAGCTATGGATGAATATGGAACACGAAGAATTAAACAATGGATGACCACTTCTATTGAACCTGCTTTAAAGCAATTAGGTCAATTAGTTTTTCAGTTTTGTCAAGCTACTTATCAAGCTAATAAAAGATTTAGAATACTGCAACCTAATGCAATACAGGAAGGAAAGACTCAAGAAATTAATGTACCTATATATAATGATATGGGAGAAGCTGTTGGTAAATCTATGGATATATCATCTATAAAATACGATGTAAAAATAGTATCAGGTTCTACTTTACCTGTCAATAGATGGGCTTATTTAGAAGAATTAAAAGAATTAATGCAGCTAGGGGTAGTAGATGACATAGCAGTATTAGCAGAAACTGATATAAGAAATAAAGAAAATATTGTTAAAAGAAAATCAATATATGCTCAATTACAGGGTCAATTGCAACAAATGCAAGAATCATTAAAAGATAAAGAAGGAACAATTGAAACCCTTGAAAGACAATTAGTTCAAGCAGGTATAAAAGGTAAGGTTATGCAAGCTGATATGGAAATAACTAAAAAGAAAGAACAAGTGAAAGCCAATATGACAAAAGCAGCTTTAGTTAACGATGCTAAATTAGATAAAGAATTAGCAGATACTCAAGTAATGATGAATACTACTAAGGGAAATGTTGCTAATAATGCTGCTTTAGTTAATGCAAGAGCTAATGATATGTTACAGAATTATAAAAATAGTTTGGAAAATTCAGAAGAATCTGAGTAAGATAGGCACAAGAATAACTGTAAATTAAAGGGGGAAATATGACAGACCAAGAACAGAGTGGAAGTAACCCTGAGATTGGGATGAAAGCTGCTGATTTAGAATCAGCTGAAGCATCACAAGACCAATCAGAAGGCTCTGAAGCTTTTTTTGAAGGACTAGAAAATACAGTAAATAGTGGCATACAAGATGTGCAAGACACTGAGGCAACCCAAAGTCAAACAAGTGGTCCCGAACAGGCAACCCACGAATCAATAGACTATGGCTCCAACAACGTGACACAGTCGAATAACGGCACAGACTGGCAAAAAAGGTATACTGACAGTAGTCGGGAGGCCGTTAAGTGGCGAGATAGATACAAAGAGGTTGAAGCCTTTGTACCTGTTCTTGACGCAATGAAGCAAGATAGTGGGCTGGTAGATCATGTAAGAGATTATCTTCAAAATGGAGGAGCACCTGCAAAATCAATTCAGGAGCAACTAAATCTAGAAGAAGATTTCGAATTTGATCAGCAAGAAGCAATGACAAATCCTGATTCTGATAGTGCAAAAGTTATGAATGCTCATGTAGATGGATTAGTTCAACAACGTGTTGGGCAAATGATTCAGAAAGAACAACAAAGAGCTACTCAAATTCATAGAGCGAAAGCGATGAAAACTGAGGAGGTCAAGTTCATGAGAGATAATAACATGACTGAAGAACAGTATGAGGAATTCAAAAAACAAGCTAGAGGCCATAAAATGACATTGAATGATGTTCATTTCCTATTAAATAGGGATAAGGCCGCTAAGAATGTTGCTGACAATACCAAACAGGATATGATCAACCAAATGAAGAATGTTAGAAATATGCCTACTTCTGCTAGTGGAGCGAATAGTCAAGGAGAAACAATATCACAAGACAGGAATGTCTTTGAAAGTATCCTTGGATTCGATGATAGTGTTGATAATCTGTTTGGGTAGGCTAATATAATTTTATATTAAAGTCTATCTAAACTTAAATAATAACTAAGGAGATAGACATGGCTGATAGTCTAAACGTAACTGGGAGTAATTATACTTCTGGTTCGATAGAAAGAGGCGAATCTTCGGTACAGCTAAATACAGGTGCGTTAAGACGAAAGTATAACTTTGGTGATTATGTATCTGAATTAGCTTTATCACAAGATCCGTTCTTCAGGTTTGTTAGCATGGTTGCTAAGAAACCAACAGATGATCC